AATCTTAACTGCATGGGCTACACGCACATACTTACGAATATCTTGATCGTAAGTTAAGAAACTTTCGAGTGACAGTTCAGCCATACGCTGTCTCACCTCTAGGGTTTTCTTAACCATTGTATCAAGAAACTTCTCGTAAACAATTGAGTGATTATTTGACTCTAAGGATACCCAATCAGCGAAAGGCTCTGTATTGAGGTAATCGGTGAAGGTCGAGTATCCCTTATTCCTCGTGTACCGGTCATATATAATCTCAACATAGGAGAGATCTGACTCCACATCAAAAACATGCTTTGCGGATTTAAGGAATGACGTCATTGTCTTTATATAAAATTTTATCTCTAAGTAATATAAAGATCATGTCAGCTGTACCAATGTTAGCCGGTGTTGGTCTTATGATGGTATGTTGTTCATCGTCCAGTATAGCTTCTATGATGATGGGTGGTGAAACTGTAGAAGAAACTAAGCCTGTAGAAACTGAACCCACAGAATACGTCTATGATTTTATCGTTGCAGAACAATCTGCACACACAGACAAGTTTAATATTCATATCACTGATATCGAAGCTGACGGTGTACGGGTAACCCCAGAACAACTCACGATTCATGAAGAACCCGGGTGGGCCAAATGTAACAGCAAGGCGGGGGAATATGAATGTGAGGGTGATAACTACGGCATGAATGATCCAGAACCTGTCGATGCGTCATTCAAGGGTATGACCTGGTCGGGATGGAAAGCTGGTCAGGGTGAGGTCGGTACAAAGGTGTTCACTGTGACCACATCTAAGAAGGTTAAGAAATTCAAAATTGAATCTTTCAGGCCTAAGTATGTCGCGGGATGGACGATTAAGGAAAACGGTAAAGAAGTCTTGACGACCACGAAGGGTGCGAACGAAAACACACCAAATCCAGCAGTCGTGGAATACACAATTCCCTAAACGAAGGCCTAAGTGAGCCACCCACGTTATAAAAAGTATGTCCAAAAATGTACTCAACTATTGCAAATAATAGCTTTTCGTATCTCCTCACTCTCGATGAGATACGAAAAGCTCTCCCTGACGAGACCCGACCCTCATGGGTCAAAATTACAACCATCACCATGGTATCAAGCTTTATCCAGACCATTGATATAAAGCGACTTCGAGGTTTATTCGAAGAAATTGGTTCGTACAAGATGAGACGATCGGGAACTAAGACGGAAGGTTTCGAGTGGAAGCTCAAACCTACAACGTTTTATAACCAAGTGACTCTCACGTATCACGACAGTTACAGCACAAAGTCTGTGAAGGTTTTCCCTAACGGTTCGATCCAGGTGGCTGGATGCTGTGATCTCTTCGACTGCAAACGCATCATCACACAGCTCGTTCATATTTTCAAAACCTTTTTGGGTTTGAAAATCGAAGTTCCATTGGATTCATTCCGTGTGGTCATGATAAACTCCAACTTCAGCCTCAACTACAACATCAACCTCCATCTCGTCTCGAACTGGTTCGAGGAGTATGACGACATTTTCAAGGTTTCCTTTGAACCGGATAGGTATTCCGCTGTGAAGATCAAGTTTAAACCTTCAGAGGATATGAAGGAAATTACGTGCAGTATCTTCAGTACCGGTAAGATTATCATCACAGGTGCAGAAACACTGAAGGAGATTGCATTTGCCTATAACACCATTAATCAGCATATCAACGAGAAACCCGAAATCAGGGTCTCACACACAGAAGAGACTGACGTGTTTGATATTTATTTGGGATACAAATGTGAACCATTCATCAAAGTACTAAGGGAGAAAGGGTTTAATTCTTGGATGAGAACAGTTACCAATAGACAAATAAAATTCTAGTTTAATTGTAATAATAAACGATGGCGGCTATGCCTATGTTAGCTGGCGTAGGCCTTCTTAGTGTGTGTTGTATTTCTTCTAGTATAGCTTCTACCATGATGGGTGGTGGTGAAGAAACCTCCGATCCAGTCACTGGTGCTGGTGCTGGTACCGAAGATGCAGGACCCACTATGCTCAAGTGTATCAACACACAAAAGCGTGGTGATATGGGTTGGACATTCAAGGAACGTGTTAAAACTGAAGCTGAAGCTAGAGCTCTATGCCCCGATAGTGAATATATGTCTCTCGAATGTCCAACTGCGGATGGTTTTGAGGTCTTTTGTGTAGATGATATCTCACAGGCGGATGTTCTAACCGATAAAGAATGTAAAGGTGATGTAGCTGGAACACCACTTCACGGGGGTGAAAATGCACATTGTGTAGGACCTTATACATGGGGTGACGTAAATGGTGGTGGTGCTAATCGCGGTTCCCTTTACAAAATTTAATTTCTGGGTGTATAATAACAATATGTCGCAACGACTTGGTATGGCCGATGGTCGGTGTTTCACCATAAACTCGTCAGCCCAGCTCTTTAACAACTATGTCATGAAGCAAAATGGAATTTCTTTCGAGGATAACTACTCTTACCGCCAACTTCTCCAGAAGCAGGGACCCCAGCTCGTCACTAAGATCCAAGAGGCGGAGCAGGGTAAGGGTCCTTGCAATACCTGTGATAAACCTCTTCTCAAAATGCCCGGTATTTACTAACTGAGCTAAATCCACGAAAAAACTTTAATACCATCTTGTAGAATGTCAACATGTGCCATATGTCTAGGTGAAGTCAAGTGTACGAGAATAAACCCTCCACTTCGATGCGGACATATGTTTCATTCCCACTGTCTACAGGAATGGAAAAATCAAGGTAAGAATACATGCCCAACATGCAGGAAAGTTTTCGATGCTTCACAATTTAAAATTACAGTCACTATACAAAACAATTACACAGCAACGGCTAATTCTGTGTCCTTGAATGAGGGGTCTATATTTGACGTTTTAGATTTATTTGATATTAATTTTGATGTGGATCAACAAGAAGACGTTGAAAGTATATTAGCGGATCTTGGGGTGAGTCTTGCCGACTTTGATTCCAGTATCCTTGACGCAGAATGAACTACAGTATTTCTCGTAGTTTAAACCTGGGTAGTCCCTCGAAGCTTTACGAGGGTCAGTGATGGCTTTACCTTTAGCATCAGTGAGAAGCGGGCCAGTCGCCCAGCCCCGCTTGTGACTGAAAACGTTAGCCTTAAAAATTACACGTTTACCAACCTTAAACTGACCACCCCTCTTTACTCGTGATTCGGGAACTTTAAAGAATTTGGCTACAGCTTTGATAGTATCTCCAGGTTTGATTTTATATTCAACCATCCCGTGCTGTTTGTAAAAGTGGAAATCCCCTTGTCGAATGTAGTTCATCGGTCTCCCAGGAGAAACAAACATCATAACCTTGAAATAACCCTTTTTACATTTTTCATTTGCACCCGCTTTGTACACCCTCTTAGGATTATCGGAAATAACGCGTTTAGGAAGTCCAGTACAATGGGTGTAGGTATGATTACCATTAGAAAGGCCCGAACGGTCACCGGGTATTGATTTTTGCCACCTGTATGCCTCGTAGTCACCCACAGCATAGGCATAACAATTATTATTCCCAATACCCTTTGGTGTTGACCACCTCCTGTTCGTAAACCTATTTTCCGAACCACTCAGGGGAAGGGCTTTCATTTGTAATTGGCCTAGAAAAAAATATCAGTATGTAATAAAATGCTTCACGAGGTCACTCACGCCAAGTCTCGATCCGAGATGATTACCGAGCTTCTCATCTTCGCTCTTAACGTTCTCATCAGTACCTTCATTCTTCGTCTTGTCTGGAACCGTTCGCTTTCCAAGCACATCTCTGTGCTCAAGCCCATCTCCAGCCTTCTCGACGCGTTCATTCTTTCCATCTCTCTCCAGGTTGTCCGTGGTATCTAAATAGATTCCGTATTTCATTATTGATAAGTTGATACAATCAACTCTTGAATAATAAATGATTTAAACCTCGTTGTATCCAACGATCTTCTTACCGTTGGGGCTCTTGAGGGTAGGGAAAGCGGTCATACCGTCACACCCACCCTTGTCACAATCAACGAAAGTGTATGGAGTACCCGTTTTCTTCATGTATTCCAACTGCTTGACTGTCCACCCACACCCCTTTGTTCCGTAAACGGTCCACTTTTTACCACCTGGAGAGGCCTTGGTCTTGTTCCTGTAGAGTAAGAACGCAACGAGGATGACTGCCACTGCAACTAAAATTGTTGAGCGCTGCATATTTTATTATAGGTAAATATTTTTTTAAGGTTGACAAATCTTCTTTTTGAGCATATTGCGTTCATTATTTGTCAGACTGTTCACGTACTTGTTTATCTTTTTGGTATTTTTAGGAGTATTGAGAGCGTACGCAACAGCTGGGTCTAATGGTCCATTCTTGAGAGGTCTCGCCTTGTTCATCTTATTCGCAAGTTTTCTCTGTGCGTTCTTTTCCCGTGCCAACAATTCCATGAATT